TATAAAACCGCTTTTCAAATCAAAGTCATTTGATACTTAAAATCAAAGTATTGTTTTTTGAATTTGATTTCTAATGCAAAAAATATCATTAATGTTGTCTAAGGTGTTATTAAACATTTAGCTAAAAGTCTTTTAAGCATCTTATATAAAAATTAATTGTATAATTTAAAAAAGAGATAAAGTGTTTTATGAAAGAAAGTAAAGTAATTGATTTATTTTGTGGTGTTGGTGGATTAAGCTGTGGTTTAAAACAAGCTGGCTTTGAAATAATAGCAGGATATGATTTGGATAAAACTTGCAAATATGCTTATGAAAAAAATATAAAAGCACAGTTTATAGAAAAAAATATAAAAAATATTTCTTCAAATGAGATCCAAGAATATTTTGGTGATACAAAATATAAGATTCTAGTAGGATGTGCTCCATGTCAAACATTTTCCAAATACACCAAAGGCAAAAATAATGAAAATGATGAGAAATGGACTTTACTTAATGAATTTCTTAGATTAATAATTGAAATAAAACCTGAAATTATTAGTATGGAAAATGTGCCTGATTTGGAAAAATATCCGATATTTAAAAATTTTATTAGTACTTTAAAAAAACATGGTTATTTTATTGATTATAAAATTATATTTTGTCCAGAATATGGCATGCCTCAAAATAGAAAAAGATTAGTTTTATTGGGATCTAAAATTAAAGAAATACACATTATAAATAAAACACACCACAAAGAAAATTACAAGACAGTAAGAGATGCAATAGGCTTTCTACCTAAGATTAAATCAGGAGAACAATCTAAAACAGATCCATTACACATAGCTAAACCTTTATCAGGATTAAATTTAGAAAGAATTAAAGCTACTCCTAAAAATGGAGGTAGTTGGAAAGATTGGCCTGAGCATTTAATACTTAAATGCCATAAAAAAGAATCTGGTAAAAATTTTGGTAGTGTATATGGAAGAATGAAATGGGAAGAACCTTCTCCTACAATGACTACTTTTTGCACGAGTTTAGGAAATGGTAGATTTGGACATCCTGAACAAAATCGTGCAATAAGTTTAAGAGAGGCAAGTTTATTGCAAACATTTCCTTTAGATTATGATTTTATTGATAATGAAGTTGGAATTAAAACATCTGTTATCTCAAGACATATAGGAAATGCTGTTCCTCCAAGACTTGGGGAAATAATAGGAATAAGCATTAAAAAACATCTGATAGGAGAAGCGTATGGCTAATACAATTGAATTTTCTATAGCAAATAAAGCTGTAAATCATTTAGGAAGAAAACTGTATAATAGCAATCCTCCAGCAATAGCAGAACTAATAGCAAATTCTTATGATGCTTATGCAACACAGGTAGATATAGTTCTTAATAAAACCTTTCTTGTAGTAGCCGACAATGGGAAAGGTTTAAATGTTGATGAGCTGCAAAAAAAATATGCAAAAATAGGAAGAAACAAGGATAAGGAAAATCCTATCAATAATCTTAAAGAAAGACTTCCAATGGGGCAAAAAGGAATTGGAAAACTAGCTGCTTTTAGTTTGGGAGATATGTATACCGTATATACAAAAAGTATTAATTCTGATAAGTGGATTACTTTTACATTAAAATATGAAGAACTTTTAAGTGAAGAAAATACTCATAATGTTGTCTATCAAGAAATTGAAAATTTACCGACTGAATTTAGTCAATATAACTCTAATCAATCTGGAATGATTGTCAAAATAGAACATTTAAGAAGAAGGGTGATAACTTCAACTACGGATAATTTAAAAATTCATTTATCTAGAAGATTTTATATTGCATCTAGCAAAGATAACTTTAAAGTTAAAATTAACGATGATGAAGTTAGTTTAGAGTCGCACATATATTATGATAGCATAGAATTATTGGTTTATTTTGGATATAGCACAGAAGAGATTAATGAATTATTTCCCAATGTTGATGCATCTAAAAAAATCCTTTATAATAGAGAACAAGATATTATTAAATACTTTAATGAAAATAAAATAAAAGGATGGATGGGAGGTGTTGCAGAGCTTAAAAAAATTCAAACTAAAAATTTTGACTTTAACAATGTAATCGTATTCATTAATAAAAAAATTGCTGATGAAAATATTTTTAAAGAAAGTGCTAATGCAAGAATTGCTAGTCAATATTTAGTAGGAGAAGTTCATGCAGATTTTTTTTATTCTGAAAATGACTCTCCAATTACATCAAGCAGACAAGGTTTAGATATTTCTGATGAATATGTAAGCGAATTTATTGACAATTTAAAAGACGTAAGAAATGTTTTTGTAAATAAATGGCAAGAAATTAGAACCAAAGATTCAATTAGTTATATTCCAGAGGACATTAAAAACAATGAAAGTTATCAAAATTGGCTTAAATCTTTAGATGATAGAAAATTAAACATACATAAAAAATTTTTACACATTATGATCCAAGGAATTGATGAACAAGATAAAGAAGATGAAGAAATTTACCATAAAAATATCAAACAAATGATAAGTTCAATTGTTCATACTATCAATAACGTTGATATCCAAGAACTAGAAAATAGCTTAAATAGAAACAATAATTCATTTACAGAATTATTAAATACTCTAATGTCTAAAATTGCAAACTCTGATCACTTAAAGGTTTATGAAATAGCAAAAAATAGAATTTTGGCAATCAAAAAACTTCAAGAATTAATGAATGAGAATAATACTCCAGAGAAATTTTTTGAAGATCACTTGTATGAACATCCTTGGTTAATTAATCCTTATTGGAGTAAAAAATTAAATAATCAAGAATCGTTTAATATAGTACGTCAAAAGTATTATAGGGAAATTGATAAAGAAGGTGAAATACATAGAAATTTTATTGATATTTTAATTAGTATAGCCGAAGAACAATATCCCATTATAGTAGAATTAAAAAAAAATACTGCTACGGGACATGCAAAAGTTAAATATACAGATATTTACAGTCAAATTGAAAAATATAGAATAGCACTAATACAAAATTTGTCAGACAATATTAAGTCGATAAATGAAGAAGATATTAAAGCATATTTTATTATTTCAGAAGACGCTGGAATAAAGGGAAGTGGAAATTCTATTGAAATATCAGAAAAAGAAATCATTTCTCTTGAAGAAACATTCAATATCAAGATATTAAAATACAATCAAATTATTGACAATGCACTATGTATTTATGAAGAATTTGTCAAGATAATAGAAAGTGAAAAAAATATCCCTTGTTTTAATTAATTCAATATAAATAGATTTGATTAGTTTGCTAGTTTTTAGAAAAAGGAAGGCTTTAGTCTTCCTTATTACCCTTCAAAATTCACGCTTATAGTATAGCCACTCAAAGAAAAGTCATGTTTTACATCTTTAATACTAAAAATAACCTTTTCATCAATGCCTTTTATTTCTAAATTTGCCCCTGCTTTGATATTTTTCCCTATCATGCTAAAGCTTCCTTCAAAAGAGCCTTTATTTAAAGCATTAAGCTTAGCATTTGCCAAGTTTAGTGCCTCACTATCATTCTTTACTCCAGCAACCTTTAGCTCATAAACACAACCCTTATCATTGCCACTTAAAACGCTTTTAACAATGCCTTGTTCTATATCTTGGTAAGTTAGTTTAACGCCTGTATAATCATTGCGATTTTTAATACTGATATTTAAATCACTAAGTTCGCTTATATCTAAAGTATATTTGATGCCACCCTCTTGCTTGCCGCCACCCTTTACACCCTCTTGTGCTGCCTCTTTTTGCTCTATGATGATAAGAGTTTGTTCTTTTATGCAAGCTAAAAAGCCATATTTTGCACAAAGAGTATAAATAAACTCAATATCGCTTACATTGTTTTGAAGTTCATGTTTGATATAAGCTTTGTTTGCATTATTTGTTTTTGCTTTTAAATTATTTTCCCCAGCAATTTTTAAAGCAATATCTGCAAGATTGGTATTTTCCCAAGTCCTTGATTTTTTGTTTTTAATATTGCTAGCAAAATTAATCGCAGTAGCTTTAATATCTGTTGTTTTAGAGCTATAATTTTTACTAAAACTATTAATGCTAAAAGTACCACATTTAAAAAGTTTTTCATCAAATCCAAGCCAAAGTTCTAACTTATCGCCAAAAGGAGCTCTTGCATAAAGTCCATTTAAACTGATGCTTATCTCATCACTTTCATCCTTGGCCTTATCATCAAAGCTTAGATTAATAAGATTAAGACTTATCTTTTGTGTAATATCTTTATCATTTGCTTTTATCTTAAAGCTAGGATGATTTACCATAAAGTTTCTTCCTTGTTTTCTTGAATTTCAATATTAGGTAAAATCACTTTATCTCCTGTTTTTAAAAGAGGCTCTAATTTTGGATTGGCTAATAAAACTTGATCAAAATACAAAAGCGTTCCATAATGCCTATAAACCACACTATCAAGCCTTTCATTGTTTTTTGCAATGTAAATCTCACTCATCAAAATCCCTTTGTAAATTAAGTTCAAAATTTTGTGTTAAAAAGCCACTGCCTTCTAAAAAAGCACTTTGTTTTTCGCTGATACTTAAAATCGCAAATTTTCCAAAATAAACTCCACTGGCACTACACATTGCATAGCTTTTATTTTGAGAAGCCATTTGCTTTAAAGTATCTAAATAAGTGTTTTTATCTTTACTAAGCGGTAAAGTTTTGCCACTTATTTTAATACTTTCATTTGCTTTAGCAATGCTGATTAAAGCATTATGATTATTAATACGTTCAATGCTTCTAATGCCGTATTCATAATTTTTTTCAAGCTCATCTACATTTAAAGCTTCAAACTCAAACTCACCTAAACAAAATATCATTTTAACCCCAAATTGTTGTCTGCACTTTTTTATCTGCATTTTTATTTAATGCACTTAAAACACTATTTTCAACTTCTTTTGCGAAAGCTTTTAAATCAAACACTCCATTATTTGAACTTATATTAAAAGTTCCATTAATATTTACATTGATTTCATTTTTTTTAGAAATATCACTTCTTTTGGATAAAGCGGCAATTTCAGCTTGTCTTGCTTCATGCTTTGGAGCACCTGATCTTACTATGCCATGATGGGTTCTAGAATTATCATTTTGTAAATTTTGATATTTTTCTCCATCAACTTTTTATCATTATCACTAAAACCAAAAAAAGAGGCCACGCTTTTAGCTATATCTTTAATCTTTGCAAATGCTTTGCTTAACCATTCAAACTTAGAAGCAAACCAATTAAATAAACCACCCCATAAAGAGCTAAAAAACTCGCCAAATCCGCTAAAAACGGAACTAATTTTATCTATAAATCCAATGAAAAAGGTTTTAACTTTATCCCAGTTCATGATAACAAGCGTTGCAATGGCGGCAATTGACATTAAAACAAGCCCTATAGGGTTGGTTAAAAAAGCGATTTTTAATATATTAAAAGCAGTTCTTATAGCATTAAGCGTAAAAGCAAATTGCGCTCCTGCAATTTTTGCAACCAAAAATCCTACTTTTAAAGCACTAAGGGCCACACTAGCTATAGTTAAAGAAACTACTAAGGTACCTATAACTTTACTTAAATTTAGAAAAGCATCAATAATCTCTCTAATAAAGTTAATCAAAGATGAGATACTATCCATGACAAAGCTTAAAGCAGGTGCTAAAGCTTCGCCTATGCTTGCACTAAGATTTGCCATACTGACACTAAGTTTTGCAAAGCTTGTGTTAGTGGAGTCTCCTAACTTTTTAAATTCATTATTTAAAGCACCCATTTTTGTATTTTTTAAAGATTTTAAAGCTTGTTCATACTTATCTGTATTGTCGACTAAATTTTGCATCATGCCTGCAGCACCCGTCCCAAAAACTGAATTTAAAAAAGAGACCATCTCATCTTTTGGTAAGGTTTTTATCTGATTTAAAAGTACTTTAACCGCACCGCTTGCATCTTGTTTAAAATAAGCACTTAGTTGTTCTGTACTAAGCCCCAAGCTTAAAAACTTGGTTTTCATATCATCACTTGCATTATTTAAATTACTCATAACGCTAGTCATTGCTTTAAAAGTTCCAATCGCTTCGCCTTCATCTTTAGTCGCACTTGCAAAAGCAGCACTTAAAGCTGCCGCACCCTCTGCACTCATACCAATAAGCTTTGCATCGCCTCCTACTTCATTCATTATCTTAGCAACACTTGAAGCACTTACATTGCTTGCTTTAGCTACACCAATTATCTTATCTCCAAGATTTTGCATATCTTTGGTATTTAATTTATAAATATTAGAAAGCTTACTCATGAAATTAATACTTTCTTCATTATTTAATTTAAAGACTTTGCTATACTTAGCACCAAGTTCGCTAAATTTTAAAAGCTCACTTTCGCTTTTTATCCCAAGCCTTGCTCCTGCTTCACCCAATTTAGTAAGCTCATTAACATTCATTCCTATATTAGAACTTAGTTTTAAAAAGTTTTTTCGTAAAAGATTTAAACTTTCATTATTTGTATTTAAAAAGGCGTTTATATTATTCATATCATCTTCAAGATTAGCACTGATTTTTACAGGCACACCGATAGCTAAAGCACTTGCACCTTTAGCCATAAGCTCACCTTTTAAAGCACTAAACTCTTCACCTATTGCTTTAATCTTTGCCTTGGATTTTTCTAATGCATCAATACTTTTATTTAAGGCTTTTACACTTTTATTGCTTTGATCCAAATTAGCACTAAACTTTTTTAAAGCTTCAGTGTTTTTAGCAAATTCTTTAAAGCCTTTAAAGGCTAAAGATATACCAAAGCTAAGTCCTAAATCTTGCATATTTTTCCTTTTTATTGTAAAATCTATTTATGAAAAAAATAGACAATGCTTTTAATGCTAAAATCATCTTTTTAAAAAACTTTAAAATCGTTTTTAAAGCCTTTTTAACACTCGGTATTTTTGTCGCTTTTATGCTTTCTTTTTTAAGTGATGATTATTTAGCAGGTTTTGTTAATATCACTTCATTTTTTGTGCTTTTTTCTTTAATGCTTTATATTGTAACCTTTATCTATTGTTTTTTTAAGCTTAAACACTCTTAGCGATTTTTAAACTGATATCTAAAAATTCAAGATAATCTTTTATGTTTAAACTCATAATTTCACTATAAGAAAAATGCAAATAATGAGCTATTAACGCAATAGCTTCATTATTCAGTGCTCCCACTGGGAGTTTGGTAATTGTTTAATTCATTGCTTAAAAGAGTAATGTCTTCAAGACTTAAATTATCAAGTTCTTCTAAACTCATATTAGTACATTCTCCTATCATATAAAAAGCTCTCGAACCTTCGCCTTTTTGCATATCCATAGAACGACGCAACATCCCAGCTGTTGGGGGATTAAATTTAACTTCATTTCCATTTGATAATTTGATTATTTTTGACATAATTTTCTCCTTATAGACTTAAATTTGCTTTTACTTTTGCCATTTTATCAATGCCATTAAATTCTAGAATAAGATTTTTTATATCAGCTAAAAATAGTCTTTTGCCATCCATTGTGATTTTTATAAAATGCACATTGATTTTTATTTCACTTGTAAATTCGCCACCTGCTACAATAGAAGGGGGAGTCATAGATGTAAATTCTCCATTTAACTCCACTACAAAAGGCACTTGTTTTCCTGATCCGCTTTGATGAATACTTGCTTTAAAAACAAGTGGGATTTTTGTTTTAGAAAAAGTATTTACTCCAAAAGCTTCAAAAGCTTGTTCTCCCATCTCACTAATTTTAAAAGAGCATTCCATTGCTTTAAATACACCCGTGCCATAATTTGCACTCAGCGCTCCTTTGCTTTCTAATACTTCTTGTTCTATAATAGGCAAAGTAATATCTCTTGCTACCCCAGCATAACCATACCCATCTATAAAACAATTTGCTTGTTCAATTACTTGAGGTACTTTATTAAACATGTTATTCTCCTTCTTTTAACTTCGCGGTGGAAGTAAATTCCACCTTGCAACAAGGGATTTCATCCCCTTGACCCCTCTCTTGTGCTTTACACTCTCTTTAAGCTTGTGCTTTGCACTCTCTGTGAGAAAGCCCCAAAAGCCACCTTTTACTCTGCACTAATAGTTTTAATCAAATCACTCGCCCATTCATCAGAGTAGATGAACTCTAAAGTGATTTGTTTAACGATTGGATTATTCATCATTTTTATATTTAGATAAAACTTACCAGCACTCACATTGGCATCTGTGTTTCTTTCTTCATCCCAGCTTACCTCATAGCCAATTAAAACCTTAGCTCCTTTTAAATCTCTTAGCAATTCTTCAATGCTGATTTTTATAAAATATAATTCACTTGCTTTTTTATCAATAGCCTTAAAAGCTGCTTTTTGTCCTGCTAGGGCTATACGATCAAAAGTTCTTACACGAGCTAAATCTTGCCAAATCGTATCTTCATGGCTAGTTTCCCCACCCCAAGAGCGATAACCTTCACTTAAAATACAAGTTGAGATATGAGCATTTCTTAATCTATCTGCATCACAATCAAAACCATTGATAAACTCTATAAAATACTCTGTGCCAGTAACCCCATTCATCACTCTATTTGAGTAAGAATCACTAAAGCCATATTCTTTATCCCCATCTGTATGGGCTATTAAACCTGCGATGATAGGAGATTGTGGAACATAAGCGTATTTTCCTTGTGTATTTAAGATTTGAACCTGTGGCCAAGTGGCAATTAATCTTTTGGAGCTAAAAGCCTCCATTGTATTAATAGCTTCGCCAACATTTGTAGCGTAAAGATCCACAATAGCTGTGATATTCATAGAACTTGCCACACTTTCAAGCTTAGCCTTTACTCCTGCTTCATGTGAGTAATAAGGAGCAATGATTAAATCAGGGCTAAAGCCTGTTTTGTGCTTTGCTTTTTTAAAAGCTTCTATGGCATTAACAATATTGGTTAAAGTGTTTTCACTTTCCTCGCTTTCTTCAAAAAAGCTGATAATTATGACATTAGAAACATTTTGTAGATTGATACATTCTAAAGTATCTAAAAGTCTAAAATCTTGTAAGTTATTTTCTTTGATTAAATCGTTTACAAATTCTTTTGCTTTACTTACATTTGAAAAGGCAAAGATTGGAAAGCTATCCACGCTTTCATAACCAGCCTTTGTGTAAATCATTTCTTTACTTGCACCTTTTAAGCTAGCCGCAATACCAATAGGCGTATCACTTTGCACTTTAATAGGACTTGCCGCACCATTACTGATATTAAAATTAACTCCATAATTTGCTGCCATTATTCACTCCTTATTTCTTTACATTTTTTTGTATTTTTTT